GCCCATAATGTTTCGATTGTACAAGACTTGCAAGTGACAAGAAATAGTTACCTCATTGGAACACTCGATGTACAAGCCAATGCTTCTTTCGCCACCACCCTAGAGTCTCGAAACGTATCGATTGTGGAGGATTTACAAGTGACAAGAAATAGTTACCTCGCAGGCATAGTAAATGTAAGCGGCAATGCTTCTTTCGCGACCACACTGCAGTCGCGAAACGTATCGATTGTGGATGATTTGCAAGTGTCACGAAATAGTTACTTGACAGGCACACTCGCAGTTCAAGCAAATGCTTCTTTCGCAACTACATTAGAGGCACGCAATGCATCTATCTATTATTTGAACGTATCTGGAAATACGGACATGATGGGATATGTCACAGTGAAAGAAAATGTTTCTATGGCAAAGACCTTGGATGTACGAAATGTATCCATCGTAGAAAATTTAAACATCAGTGGAAACAGTTTTCTCAAAGGCACTTTGGATGTAAGCTTGAATGCATCCTTTGCCACAACCTTAAAAGCCCGTAATGTCTCGATTGTAGAAGATCTTCTTGTCTCGAGAAATACTCAGTTGGTAGGTACACTAAATGTGAATAATATCACCACATTTGACAGTGAAGTCACCTTAAATAATCGTTTAAACGTCATGAATGTATCGGTTAGTCAACAATTATATGTCTCTGGAAATACAACCTTATCAGGGTCAGTACAAATCAACAACCCGACTACAATCTCGAGTACATTATGGGTGACTGGAAATTCAAGACATCATGATCTGTCATGTGATACGTTTGCAACAATAAATGGTTCATTGACTGTAGTTGAATCTACTATCATGGCTGACCTCACCGCTACCAATACATCTTTGAATAATCTAATTGTGAAACAGAACGCATCTTTTGACCAAAATCTGTATGTAAATGCAAATGCCACCGTACATGGTAATATCAAAATAGATGGAGATGTCCAAGGTACAAAGGGTAAATTTACTACATTGACTTATGACACATTAGAGTCGACAAATACATCCACGGTGATTCAAACTGTCAACCAATTCAATGTAAAAAACTTTTATCCAAACGCCAGTGCAACCGTGAATACAAGCGTCGCTGGTTATTTAAGGATTTATGTACCTAGCACAGTTGAAACCGACGCCAGCAGTAATAATGTTAATGGAATAACCTTTAAAGACACCACAAAATTAGTGATGGAAGGATCTACTACCCTGGATGTCTATGGGAATATGAATGTGAAGAGCGGTGCAAACGTTTCGTTTAATAGCGGTTCCGAGGTTACGTTTGATTGTGCTACTACAACATTTAAGAATTTGACGTTGAGTGGACGAATTATCACTGCATCTGACCGAAAATTAAAAACGAATATACAACAACTTACGAATACATTGGACCATATTAAGCATATTCATGGTCATAGCTATCAGCGTATCGATCAAGATACGGATCGCGTTCAGATTGGATTAATTGCACAAGAAGTTGAACAAACCTATCCTGAATTGGTATCGGAAGAAGGAGGGACCAAGAGAGTAGACTACATTTCTTTTATTGCAGTATTGCTCGGATGTATCCAAGAATTAGAAAGCAGAGTAATCCTTTTAGAAAATAGGAAATAAATCATTGCAAAATAAAATATAACGATACAATATAATGCCTCGCCGTATTTTAGTCGCCTTTATCACTACTCAGTCCACTTGCGGTGGAAACAAGAAAGCCGGGCTCGTGGATACGATTGGTTCGCGTAACCATAGCCATATAAGGAACAAAGCTGGCGCCAATTTACGTATGGGATGCACTCGCGGCATTCCAGCATCTTGTTGCAAACAGCAAATATTATTGCCTGCTGTATCGTAAACTTAAAACCGATTTAAAAGACTAATTGTATCTTTATAAAATGGTCACACTCTATTTGGATTATCGCGAGTCTCGTCTCTTGGAAGAATGCGTCAAGTTAAAGGACGACTATCCATCCATTGTAGTAGAAACCAAAAACTTGGACATTGGTGACATGACCTTCTCTCATTATTTAGTCGAAAGAAAAACATGGAGTGACTTGGAAGCCAGTATCAAAGATGGCCGTTACCATGAACAATCCTTTCGACTAGAAACTGCACAATCTAATGGTTTTAAGGTGTATTATATGTTAGAGGGTTCACTTCTAACCTATACCGGGTCATTGTCTAGAGATGCACTCCTTAGTGCCATGTTCAATATGACCAAAAAGGGTTTTTTTGTTTTACAGCCTGTAAATGTAGAAGATACAGCACGTTACCTTATGCGAATGGTCGAGTTAAGCCAGAAAGAGGTATCTACCCTTAGTTACGAAGAGTCTAGTGTCATCAAGAAAAAGAATAGTCATCTTACCCGAGACAATATCAGCCTGTACATGTTGGCACAAATCCCTTATGTAAGTGTGTCGATTGCGTCGGTATTGATGGAAAAATATGGACATTTAAGAGGAATGATAATGGCCATGGAGAAAAACCCTAGGGAGATAGAGGAGTTTACCTTTCTAAAGGCGAAGGATCCAACCAAGGTGAAACCAAAGCACCTCAACAAGAACGTTATTCATAACATAAATACATTTTTAACGTAATGAAAGGGTCATGGCTGCAGGATTTCCCTGTGTTTGATTTTCCTTGTCAAATGAAGGATATTGGTTTTCGTTATAAGGCGGGTTTTGGGTCAGTGCATCACTTTTACATGGCATCTCTTGTGCCTCATGTGGTACGCCACCTTCCACTGGATCGATAAAGTTATGACGTATCTCATACATCTCTTCGCCTTGTGCATTGTATACTTTTTCTAGATGAAGAATAGGACACTTTAAGGAAATCGCTCTCTGCCATTCGATAAATTGCTTATATTCTTCAAGCCCTTTTAATTGTATAGGATTTACACCAGGTACGCGTGCTTTTTGGGGGTCGTATAAAAAGAGATATTCTCCATCTTTTACCAATGTGGTTGGACATTGCCCTGAGACAAAAGGTTCGACCTCTGTTTCTTTTTTACTGCGTTGGACCAGGAACAATATACCCCATAAAAAAAGAATAAATACAACAAACAATACACGTTTATTCATTTTTATATAGGTATATATTATTATGGGAGTAGTAAAGATAGAGCCGAACAACTATAAAGAGGGATTGCGTCTTATTCGGAAGATTAACTGCGTTGTATTGGTGTTTCACCCTCAATGCGGACATTGCATTCAAATGCGACAAAACTGGGAGGCGATGAAACCAATGGTTCATCCAAATGTAAAAATTGTGGAACTCAACGGAGAAGGCATAGGTCGTAGTCCAGAGTTGTCAAATAGCCCAGTAGGACGAGGTACCGAAGGGTTTCCCTCTCTATTGCGATTTAAACGGGGTAGATTAGTTGAAAAGTATGATGGAGAACGCAGTGCTGAAAAAATGGCACACTTTGTCAATAAGGCAATTGAACATCCAAGACGTATACGATTGAGCGGAAAGTCAAAGGCACGACCTAAGTCGCGTTCCAAACCACGAGCCAATACGAAAAAATTGAGAAGAAAGAATTAATCATGTAGAATAGAAAAGATGTCCATGAACCCAACCATTCAGTACAAACTCTGCTGCTTCGACGTGAAAGATAACGATGGGTTCACGATTGAACTCTTTGGTATTGACGAACAACGTGTGACTTATGTGACACGTATTACCGACTTTTGTCCTTTCTTGTATATTCGTGTAGGAGATGACTGGACTACGCATCAATGCGATGCCTTTATGTCCCATTTCAGAAAGCATGAAAATGTAAGTGTTCGGATGAGTATCAAATCACTCGTGAATTACAAGATTGTTTCGCGAAAGGCATTGTATGGATTTGACGGTGGAAAGTATCATACCTTTATTTATATTACCTGTAAAGATATGAAACTTATTTATGCGATTAAACAACTCTATTACAACAAGGATAGTGCAAAGGTGTTCCCGTATAGCTATGAAGGTACCCCTACCACGCTTTACGAATGCATGGTTCCTCCATTGTTGCGGTTCTTTCATATCCAAGAGATTAGTCCATCTGGATGGGTGCAAATTGACGATTACGAGAATGTAAAACACAAAGCAACCCATTGTAAGATCGAAATCAGTTGTTCTTCTCAGTCCGTTCGCCCAATTAACAAGGATACCTTTGTCCCGTATAAGATTTGTAGTTTTGATATTGAGGCCAGCAGTAGTCATGGTGATTTTCCAGAAGCCATCAAGGATTACAAGAAGGTAGCCTACGATATGGTTTATCATCTGGAAAAGATTGCCAAAGAGGATTATCCTATCCTTATCAAAGAGCTTATCTTGAATGTGTTTGACAAGAAACAGACATTGTCTATCGATCGGTGTTATCCGAAGAAGTCGCCGTCTGAAGACAAACTCATGATTTGTTACAAGGCATTGATGGCCTACAAGGTGATAAAAAAAGAAGAGACTGAGAACAAGATACAAAAATACTTTCAGGTCGAAGAAACGGAGCATGAACACGAAGAGGAAGAAGGAAATGATTTTACAAAAAAGGTTCAATACAAGACCCTAGATGCACAGTCTGACCTGGTGGATTTCCTATGCAACACCACGATTGACACGCCGGTTAAAATCGTCTATCTGATGGATGTGTTGGGACAGTTGTTTCCTCCTCTAGAAGGTGACCAAGTGACTTTTATCGGTTCCACCTTTATGTCCTATGGGTCAGAACAGTGTTCTCTACAGCATTGTATTTGCGTGAATGATACAGATACACTTCTGGAACAACACACTTTGGAATGTTACAAGACGGAAACCGATGCATTGGTTGCATGGAGCAAACTCATTCGTCGAGAGGACCCAGACATTATCATTGGATATAACATCTTTGGTTTCGATTTTAAGTTCATGTACGAAAGGTCACAAGAGTTGGATTGCGTAGAGGCCTTTATGAACTTGGGTCGTACCAAGGAGTATTCGTGTGAAGTGGAAGAGACGAAGATTGTATTGGCCTCTGGTCCATATGACCTAACTCGCATTCCTATGACGGGTCGCCTGTTGATTGACATGTATACCTATATGCGTAAAGAATTCAATTTGTCTTCGTATAAACTGGATGCAGTGTCAGGCTATCTATTGAGTGATACTGTCAAGCGTTATGAAAATCAAGAAAAAGATAAGTGTCGTATCTGGAGCAAGAACCTAAAGGGTATCGAAGAAGGATGCTTTATCCATTTTGAAATCATCAACCATTCATGTGACCTGTACGAAGAGGGACGTAAGTTTCAAGTGATTGAATGTTTCAAAGATGGGTTCATGATACAAGGGAACTTGAAAGGAACCGAGACTCTGACATGGGGATTGGCGAAGGATGACGTATCCCCTCAGGAGATTTTCAAATGGACACATCAAGGCCCTTCAAAACGTGGACTGATTGCCAAGTACTGTATTCAGGATTGTAATCTCGTTCATCAAATCTTTCAAAAAGTTGATATCTTGACCACCTTTGTAGAAATGAGTAAACTGTGTAGCGTACCAATTGATTTCTTGGTCATGCGTGGTCAAGGTATTAAAGGCACCAGTTACGTAGCCAAAAAATGCAGAGAGAATGATGTCTTGATGCCATTTATCTCTAAAGGAAATCCGTTTGAACTCTACGAAGGAGCCATTGTTCTTGATCCCAAGTGTAACTTGTATCTGGAAGACCCTGTAGCTTGTCTCGATTATGGATCGCTTTATCCGTCGTCGATTATCAGCGAGAACCTTTCCCATGACAGCAAGGTTTGGACCAAGGAATACGATACAGCTGGAGCGATCAAGGTTGACAAGTTCGGAAAAGAAATGATTAACGGTATACGCGACAAACAAGGAAATTTTATATACGATAATCTTGAAGGATATGACTATGTAGATGTGACATACGATACGTTTGAATATAAGAAGACGGGTTCGAGTGCTTCTGTCAAGGTTCTTACGGGGTTCAAGGTGTGTCGTTTTGCACAATATCCTGACGGAAAGAAGGCGATTTTACCATCTATTTTACAAGAGCTCTTGGCTGCACGTAAGAGTACCAAGAAACAAATGGAGAAGGAGACGGATCCGTTTCAAAAGAATATCTTGGACAAACGACAGCTCAGTATCAAGGTAACCGCGAACAGTTTGTATGGACAGTGTGGTGCCAAGACAAGCACGTTTTATGAAATGGATGTAGCCGCATCTACCACGGCGGTTGGTCGTAAGCTTTTGAAGTATGGCAAGGAAGTCGTCGAAACGGTTTACAAAGATACTTGGGTAGATACAAAATACGGTAAAATGCACACGGCTGCCGAATACATTTATGGTGATACGGACTCCATCTTCTTCACCTTTCACTTGACCCAAGACGAAAAGAAGGTAGACCCTCAACGAGCCTTGGAGGTTACGATTGAACTTGCACAGGAAGCTGGGGCATTGGCAACCCGTTTCTTGAAAAAACCTCATGACTTGGAATACGAGAAAACATTCCTACCCTTTTGTCTCTTGTCGAAGAAACGGTATGTAGGTATGCTTTATGAATATGACCCAACCTATTGTAAGCGAAAGTCCATGGGGATTGTCTTGAAACGACGAGATAATGCGCCGATTGTCAAGGACGTTTATGGAGGGATTATTGATATTCTCATGACTGAAAAGGATATCCAAAAGTCGATAGATTTCTTGAACAAGATGTTGCTGCAAATTGTAGAGAAAAAGGTCCCTATAGAGAAGCTCATGATTAGCAAATCACTCAGGTCCTTTTATAAGAACCCGAAACAGATTGCACATCATGTCTTGGCTGAACGTATTGGTATTCGAGACCCTGGAAACAAGCCTGCCCCAGGTGACCGTATCAATTACATTTATATTGTCAATCCAAAGGCAAAACTACAAGGAGATCGGATTGAAACACCCATCTTTATTGAACAGAATAAATTGAAGATTGATTATGGTATCTATATTACAAACCAAATCATGAAACCGGTACTACAGCTCTTTACATTGGTCTTGTATGACATGCCAAAGTTCCGCCGTAGAAAGGCAAGTTTCATCTTGGAATTACAAAGCTTGAAACAGAGCTTGGAATTTGAAAAATACGAAAAGAAGGAACAGACGTTAAAACAAAAAGAAGCTGAAAAGATTTTGTTTGAACATATACTTCGCGACAATAAAAATGACAACACTGGAAACCAGCCCATGACGAACTTCTTTAGCAAAAAGAGTTAGGGCATAAGGTATAAGTATTTAACGGGTGTAATACCAATTCATGGAGAGATAATTCTGAATGTTGTCTGACATGGATGTATCAATGGAGGTACGATTTGGTCCTTTGCTATAAAGGCTTTGGATGTCATCGTAGTGAATGGCACTGTCATAGTAACGAAGGGATGAAATAAACCCGTTAAACCCATTGTTTGCATCTCCAATCAACGTATCATAATAATTTTGTCTCGGCAAATGATTTAATTTTTTTCTCTGGGTCAATATTCCATTGAGGTAGATATCCACGGTAGTGTTCTCTACACGTATGGTAATACACATCCATTTTTTCATAGGAATATTTTTGATTTGAATGGTCTCTAAGAAGTCGTTATTTTTCGTACCTGAGTCAAACGTATTCACTACGAGAACCAATCCTGCATGTAAATTGACTGTACTGGTCAAGGAGTTGTCTGCGGCATTTTTAGTAATAAACAAACCAGGTGATGCATTCAACAATTGGGGAACCACTCCGGAGCTGGTCTTTGGATTAGCTACTCCCGTAGTGTTGGGTTCTTGACTTCCCTTTGAAAAGACACGTTGATAAAGATTGTTTTCAATCTTGTTTAGGTCTTCAATATAGACCCATACATTCCAGGTATATTCTAGACCATATTCCTGATTGATAGAACGAAAGATGGGTTTACTTTTATCCACATTTGGATTAGAAGAAATTATTTTCAATTTGTTGGCACTCACCATTCCATCAATCAAGATGGGGGTTTTACTGTGCATACCGTATTTTTGGATGAGAGAGATCCCTATATTAAATGCCCCCATAAACAAAAGGAATAAGGCCATGACAAACACAAACCGACTAATGGTTGTATTCGAATTCACAAATTCTGCACCTTTTGCCATATAGGTGGATTGGTCAGAAGTCTTTTGAATTTGTTCTTTCGCATTTTCTGCACGTTTTTGAATACCTTCTTTAAAGTTAGATGCCTTTTCTTTGATTTGTTCTTTCAAGGCACCTGCCATATTTGATGTTTTCTCCGCAATCTTCTTGAAATTCCCGCTAATCGTAGAAGGACCCCTGGATTGGTTCATTATAGAAAAGAGATATTAAAATAAAATAAATTTAGCAACTTCCTTCGAGTCTTGGTAGAAGGTAAAGTTTGCTTTGTAACGGTTCAATAAATTGCCGAATAAATTGTCACTAAATCCTGCTTTGTAAATATCCCACACCTCCTGAGGGGTCAAAAACCTTCCATAGTATCGAGAGTTTGAAATACTTCCTGAAAATCCCTTGTTTCCCTTGCACAAATAGAGCTTGTCTGCCGTCTTGGGAGTAAAAAGGGGTGTTGCATTCAACTGAGTATCGATAAGCTTTCCGTTGATGTACGTATCGGTTGAGTTTGTATCAAAACAAACGACTATGCTTACCCATTTTTGTACCGGGATATTTTGAATGGTAATGGATTGTCGAGACATTCTGGTCGATCCAACCTGTCCATCGTATATGTCGTAACGTATGAGGAGATTGTTGTCATTTTTATCCAAAATAAGTTCTGTTGGATTTGCACCCGGACGGTCGAGTGAGAGAATATTTTTCTCTGAACCAAATTCGGTATTCCAGTCGTCAATATAGATCCATGTACTTAAACTGAAGCTCGCCGTGGGAAGAGGTAAGTCGGAGTATGCAAATTCGGCCTTTGCATTCTTCGGAGAGTCCAAAATTTGATTGTATGTTTTAAACATGGAAAGAGAAGAGGCCAACAACAGACCCAATACCAAAACAAAAACAATGAGTATGATTTTTGTGGTTCCGGTCACTTGATCCGTAAGGACAAAATAGATCGAAATGATAAAAATAATCACCAACAGAATAGAGGTAAGGGATGATAATTCCATTGTATATTAAAAGGATATATATTTTCATATAGGCGGTGTTTTATTTTGAAACTGTTGATAAATCTTCTGTATTTTATCTGCGGTCAAAGGATATTCGTAATATTTCATGTTACATATACCTCCAACGTTTTGGTTCTGTGTTGAACCAACCCGTATCAATTCATCCGAGTACATTTGGGTCAAGGCATTGTAGGTCCCTACTAAATTATTATTGATAAACAGGTCCAATATGCCATACTGATAATTAAATACAAGGTGGTTCCATCGTTGATACAATACCTTTTTTGTTTTATAAAGTTGTTTGTTGTTTGTGGTTTCTCCATGATTAATCTCGACCGAAAGTTCCTGGGTAGATGGTGTGTAAAAGAGTGAGGGTTTTGTTCCGAAACTTACAATCAATTGTTTATCTGCACAAAATTCCAAAGTATTAAAGTATACCCAGAATGAACATGAATAATGATACATATTTCCATCAATGACTGATGGCTTTCCTAGTAAGACATAGGGTATGGTGAGTATTGTGTCTCCGCTTGCTCGAACGGTGGAATAAAGGATTTGCAATGCGTCGACCACTCCTAATAACTGTGGACTGTTTCGTATATCATCTTGTAAATTTTTTTTCACCTTATCCTTATATTCTTTCCATTCCTCCAATTTTTTATTTAGTTCAGGATTAATGTCCTTGCTCATGTCTTGAAAGATAAGTTGCTGGTAACGTTCCAATGTATTATACCATCCATAGAGAGATTGACTGTCTTGTGTCTCTAATGTAGTAAACCCTTCTCGGTTGGACCCTACTTCTCGGATAGACTCTATCATAGCCTCCTTGAGGATATCCTTTTCGAGTTCTGATCTCTTCTCTGAAAACGCTTTTTGATTTTTAATATCATTCTGCTCTAAATAGACGACAATTTGTCTCGTCCATCTCTCATAGAAAGGTTTGCTATAGAATATTTTCTCATACAGTTCATTACGGTTCATGGATACAGAAGCCTCTTGCAATGATACTGGGCGTTCGATCAGAGTAACTCCATCTTGTTTTGACCATTCCTTTTGTATCTCAGGAAACACAAAAAACAGGATTACATAGAAGATCAATACTACTAACAGGATAAACGTAGTGGATGGAGTATTTGCATAATCCTTTTTCATATAATCGACCAAATCACGTAATAAACAGGGAATATACATGATGAAGTCGATGATGACTCTCATAATGGGGCTATTCAATGGAGCACTATCCCCTCGATACAATACGGCGAGTAAGAGTACAAAAAATCCCATGGTCAAAAAGAATGAGTATTCCAACATAGTTGTGGTCGTTTCGACAAATTGACGATATATCAACAGGAACGCCCAGGTAACGACTATGGCAAAGATAACGAATTTACCTACTCTTAAGAAATGATAAAGAAAAAGAGAAAGAGTCTCGGGTAATGTTTCAGAAGTGTCCTCTTTAAAATGGCTCTCGATAAAATAAAAGGTACCAAAACAGAGAACAAAGAAAATAAATAGGATCGACAATTTGAAACGGTCCAATATATGATAAGGGTTTACCATAAAGACAAAGACACCCAATACAAGCAAGAGGAATAGAATGAGTAGAAAAATGTTCTTTGAATTGGAAACATCCATTTTATAGTATTTGAATATTAAATATTCTCCATGGCTGTCTTTTCTCCGTGACAATTTCTACACAAGGCTGAAAGATTATCGAGTTCATTCGTTCCACCGTGTTCCAATCGTTTGTCATGATCCACCTCGAACCAAGCAGTCAAGGGTTGTTGACATTTTTTACATTTCCATCCCTGTTGAGAGGCCACATATTTTTTTTTGGTCTCACTCACGCTACGACTGGTTGCATTTTTTCCAGACGTCCGTATTCGTTCTGCAGGATCTTTTTGCAAAAAGGGCTGTATCATATCTTTCGTTTGGCGATCCATCGGCATCACCTGAATGTATTGTCTAAATGCGTCCATGAACGAAAGACTTTCGTTAGGGTTACGTTGTATCATGAGATAAAACCCTATACCAAAAACCAGTATGCCTGCCATTTTATAATATTTTAAATGGGTTTTGATACTATTTACGATGAAATTATCATGATAGGTATTGTACAGTAATCCGCCCGTCAAGAGGATAATCATGAATTTCACATTCATTGTAAACAATAGAGATAATAAATGATGAGACAAACGACTAGACCAAAGTAGATATGATGGGTTCTTTCACGTCTTTGTTGTTCGGTTCTGTAAAAGGTATCATAATCCAGATAGGGTTTGTTTTTTTCCTGATGATATAACCGATAAATCTTATACACATAGTCTTGTAATCCTTTTTCACTATCGTAATAGCAATGAATGGGATGCTGGATCAGGAGAGGATATAAAATGTCCTGATCTTCACCCGAGACAAAGTAAGGTATGCATGAAAAGAGTTCCTTTATTTTTTTCTGATTTACCTTGTTAGGTTCGTAATAAGATATACTTTTTTTAAGGTAAGAAAAAAGAACCTCATTCATTCTTGTATAAAATATATAAATAAAACCTTTTCCTTTTACTAGATGTATCAAAAACCCAAATGTAATAATTGCGGCGGAAACGGTCACTTGTTTTTTAACTGTAAACGACCGATTACAAGTCTAGGTATTGTGTGTTTTCGTATCAATTTAAAAGGTGAGCTTGAATACCTTCTTATCCAGCGAAAAGATACACTTGGTTACGTTGATTTTTTAAGAGGAAAATATTCAGAGAAAAACATGTTCCAGTTAAAGAATATTCTGATGGAAATGACAGACAAGGAGAAGACCCTCATTTTAACCAAGGGTTATCCTGAATTGTGGGCGAAGCTTTGGAACAAAAGCGAAGAAGAATATGATTCGGTAAACCGAGACAAATATGAGTTTATCAAAAAACACAATCGGGATTTATTCGAGATGACCTCGCCGTGGACAGAACCAGAGTGGGGATTTCCCAAAGGGAGGAGAAATTTCAAAGAAAAGGATATTGATTGTGCACTCAGAGAATTTGAGGAAGAGACGGGTTATGATAAGAACCATATCAAGCTCGTTGAAAACATGTCAGGATTTGAAGAAATCTTTACGGGGTCGAACATGAAGTCCTATAAACATCGCTACTTTTTAGCAAAGATCCCTTATTTTATTTCTCTGGACGATAAAAATTACCAAAAGAGTGAGGTAGGTAATTTAAAATGGATGAATTACGAGACGGCACGAATGCACATTCGACCGTATAACACCGAGAAACTAGATATTCTACGTTGTATACATACTTTGTTGGAAGAAAGTATTATTTTTTAATATGAAATCATTATAATGACGGGGACTTATCCGAGCGTGACGAACGCTGGACTTCAAGGTAAAATTGCATTAAAAAAGGAATTTGCTTATAAGTATGAGGGAAAGATAGAAGACATTGCCACAAAAACCAAATCCATGTGTATGGCCGGAAATTCTTTCGAGTTGTCTCCGCATCAGGAATTTGTCAAAAGGTTCATGTCCTATGATACACCTTACAACAGTTTACTCTTATATCATGGTCTAGGAAGTGGAAAGACCTGTTCTGCAAGCACCATGACGGAGACTCTGCGAACCTATTCAAAATACATGGTAAATTTTAAAAAAATCATGATTATTGCCTCACCCAACGTACAGGAAAACTTCAAACTTCAATTGTTTGACCCAAGCAAATTGGAAAAGAAAAAAGGGTTATGGGTTTTAAATGGATGTGTGGGTAACTCTCTATTGAATGACCTCAATGCCTATCAAATCCACTCGTTGCCCAAAGAGGAGCTTGTCTCTATCATCAAGAAGATTATCCGAGACAATTATTCATTTATTGGATATGTAAGTTTTGCAAATTTTATTGAGAAATGCAGACAAAGTCGTGACTATAAAAAGTTAAAACATACCTTTGAGACTCGGGTCATTGTCATTGATGAAATACACAACATTCGTATCACGGATCAACCGAGTGATAGTATCGGAAAACGCGTGGCGGGTATGCTCCTTGAATTGGTAAAGAATGTAAAGGGGATGAAATTCATTTTTATGACAGGTACGCCTATGTACAATGATGCAAGAGAGATTGTATTTTTACTTAATCTTTTTCGATTAAATGACAATCGTTCCATCTTGCGAGTCTCGGATGTGTTTACCAAAGAAGGCGAGTTGAAACCAGATGGAGAGAAGCGATTGTTGGAAAGTGCCAATGGCTATGTCTCCTATGTTCGAGGCGAAAATCCATACACATTCCCTTATTTGATTACACCTAAAATGTATGCAGACAAGCATTCTTCTTTTTTATTGACCAATCCAACCGTTCAATTTAACGAAAAAGAAATTGCGGTTCCTTTAAAATACATTGACTTGTATGGCGTCTCTTTATCTTCTCAACAAGAAGCCGCATACAAAGATGTATTAGGACAATTGAACGCAGCGGTTGAGGACTTTGACTTATTGGACTCGCTTGGATACAATGAATTGTTGAAACCAATACAGACACTCATTATCAGCTATCCCGTAGACAAAGGCTATCTGACGGGCGAAGATGGATTATCTCATGTGATGCAATACAAAACGACCAAAACAGATTTTGAATATAAGGAGACACCCTTACGAGGTATGTTTGAATATGACAGGTTGGGTGAATATAGTGCTAAGATGAAGAGTATCCTAGACCATATTATTCATTCAGAAGGTACGGTCTTGGTCTATTCCCAATACATTACAGGGGGTCTTATTCCTTTTGCTCTGGCATTAGAAGAATATGGATTTAAACGGTATGGCGAAAAGAAATTGTCCTTGTTCAAGGATAAAAAACAAGATGTCAACGTATTTAATCTTGAAAAAAAGGCAGACTATAAGGGAGAAGTAAAAACGGCTAGATATGCTGTGATCTCGGGGGATAAATTACTTAGTCCAAATGTGAACGAAGAGATTAGTGCCTTGACACAGAACAATGCCCACGGAGAAAGGATCAAGGTGGTTTTGATTTCCCAGGCAGGGACTGAAGGCATTGACCTAAAAAATCTGAGACAAGTACATATCATAGAACCATGGTACAATCTAAATCGTATCGAACAAATCATTGGACGGGCTAGACGTAATTGCAGTCACAAGGAATTGCCTTTGGAAATGAGAAATGTACAACTCTTTTTACATACTGCTTATTTGAGTGACCCAAAAGTGGAGTCTTTAGACCATCTTATCTATCGCATGGCGGAGAAGAAATCTATCAAAATTGGTAAAGTTACTCGTTTGTTGAAACAATCCTCTGTGGATTGCATCTTACATCAAGAACAACAAAACTTTTCAAAGATTGAAGAGATGGTTCCTATTACCTTGAGCAATGGTGTAACGATGGAATACGTACCGAAAGATGAACCCTTTAGTAATTTCTGCGATTATATGGAAAACTGTAACTACTCATGTGTGAATGAACTCAAGTCGGACGATAAAGAAGACACCTCCACCTTTTCTTATGCACATACAAAACAATCCAAGGTGTCTGATAAAATCAAACAGCTCTATCAGATACGACACGTCTATACTTTAAATGAAATCATCCATAAATTACATAGTACCACCGTGACCAAACTAAATATTATTCGTTCGCTGCAAGATATGATCGAACAGGAAACCGTCGTAAGTGACAAATTTAATAAAACCGGTACTTTGGTCATGGTAGGAAAGCTTATTCTTTTTCAACCGGAAGAGCTACAGGATCCTCATCTTCCCATGTACCAACGCGAGCATCCCATTCCATTGAAGCCGTTGTCCTTTACTTTGGATACAGCGGATGTAAAAGTGCAAACAGTACATCCCATGGTGGACATTATGCGTTCCAACTACGACAAGGCCACCTTGACACCTACAGACATGATTGCTGAGATGGACTGGTATAGTATGTATTATGAAGCGAGACAATATATCCAAGGTCAATTCAAAGAGATTGGTATGGCTGAACTCGATCGTTATTTGATTACCCATTTATGTGAACAGTCTAATCTCAAGGAAGAATTGGACCTGTTGAATTATCTTTTTTCTAAAAGGGAATACAGTGCGTTTGAAGAAAAGCTTTTGCAATATTACAAACCCTTGGTCCTGACACATGACGAACTTACTTATATTCATTTACTAGACCGAGATGGGATACATTCAAAAGGTGCTCTTTATGTATTACGACACGAGCTGATTGGGATGGAAAAGGAGGTATGGACACGTGCGACCCATACTGAAAAGGCACTTGTAGAATCATATCCACCAGAACCCGTGGTTGTTTCGGATCTGATTGGATTTATGGGTTTCTTTAATGACAAACATTATCATTTCAAGACCAAACAAAAGCAAGTCCGTATTACAACGGGTAAATATGTATTGAACAACAAAAAAACAGATCTTTTGACGCTGTTGAATGACCATATATTGCATAAATTAAACTTTTACACCATTGAGAATACCAAAACATTGAACGTGTTTGTCTTATCGATTGTTGCCGAGGTTTATCTCCGTTTCTTAGACGAGACACGCAGTCCACGAAGTTTTTTATCTAAAATGGAGTATTACTTACATATTGAATTGCCTTCTATCAAAAAGAAGAAGTAAGATTACAAGTTAGATAGTGGTTTAAATAAAATTGAATATAGATGTATCTTTGTTATATCCTAAGATGGAAAAGGAAATTGTTTTGGAAGAAACTATTTGCATTCAATTTTGGAAATGTATGACAGGAACACACAACATTGAAAAGTATTTTGATAATTATGGCAAGGCCTACTTGGAGGGAAAATGTAGGAAAGAGGGATATGTCTATAAGGATAGTGTTCGACTGAATTGCTACAAGACAGGTCTACTCAAAGAAGATTACATCATTTATCACGTATTTTATGATGCAATTGTATGTTGTCCAGAGCAAGACATGCATGTCTCGTGTAAAATCCAACAAATTACCAAAGTAGGACTACGTGCCATGTTCAAGCAAGAAAACAATCCGCTGACAGTGTTTGTCACAAGAGAACACAATCAGGAGATTGATTTTGACCTATTTACGACACAACAATGGATTAATGTATCCTTGATTGGTATACGTTTCGAGTTGAATGACCCATGTATTCATGCCATGGGCGAGATCATTCAAAAAGATTAAAATAGGGTTTAAACATTGATTTCTTTTTTGATTAAATGGAACAGACGTACGACGTCTCCAAGATGCAGCGTGTCATTCAGACGTTTAATAAGGAGGAACAGATCCAACTTCTGAAGATTGTGTATGAGTCAGAACCTTCTAAGATTAGCGAAAATAACAACGGATCTTTTATTTACATGGATGACTTGACCCAAGAAACTCTCTCTAAAATGGACGGTTATATCGAGTATGTCCTGTTGAAAGAGGTTGAAATTAAAGTCATGGAAGATGAACTCGATAAGCTAAAAAATACCATACATTAACATTTAAACACATGGATAGAGAACATTTAATGAATGCCAAAGAGATTTTACCTTTTTGTATGAAGGCATCGTTTGATGTACAGGCCCGTACTCCTAAAAAGGCAAAGCGTCATTCGTATCAGGACGTATTATTTTATCAGTTTTTCATGAGGCTTCAAGAAAACAATCTCAAAGTATTAGGGTTTCATACTTTCCAAGAACTACAAGAAAAGACCCGTATTGCAGAGGCAATGAGTGGATTGAAATTCAAGTACAAGGATGAAATCTTAAACAATCTAGTATATGAACCTACCATTTCTTTTTTTACACTGAACCAGTTATGTGCTTACTACAAAGTCAATCTGGTATTGATCCTTGACAGAACTTGTCTCGACTTTCTATACTCGGAAGAACCAACCTGGTACATGAACCAGAATTACGAGACGATACCCGAGCAGGATACCTTACAACTTATGCATGTGAACCTCGAAAAACCATTGCATTCTATCCATTACTATAAATTAAATGAATTAGTCGACATGTCACTCTTGTTAGGTCTGAATGTGGAGAAAAAGAAGGCACCTCTCTATGAACATATAAAGGATTATTTAAAAAGAATATATAAAATTGAATGATTTAATTAAATCCTTTTAATATATAGAATGACACAAAATCTTTCATCCGCGATGAAGGTATATCAAGAATTGTTGGCGGCCAAATTTGACAAAAAGAGCTCTCGTCCGTTGGAACCCTATGACTTGCGAAACCCGCGTGTTAATCTCGAAGGAGAGATACGGTTTGGAAAGGTAGACAAGGCCATCTTTGAACGCGTATATTCAAGACTATTATCGTATGGATTTGTAAAAACAAGTGAAAGTTATGAACTGAAAATCATTTGTTACACAATCGACAAGGTCCGTTGCGAGCTAAAAGATATTGGCGTTATTCGAGACTTTTGTACTTCGAATGCTTTGCCTGACCAGGCTGTGTTCGTCTTGAAAGATAAGCTGAAAGAATATCCGAACTATTACGAGAACAAGGATTATGGGTTTAGGTTTGCCATACAAAAAGAAACGATCTTGCCTACCGAAGATCCAAAAGTGGCAGACATTCTGCAGAGTTGGAACCAGTTGGACAAATCCTTTCGTTATATGAACAGATTGACCCTGACACATCCTGAGATGAAAGGTCTTGTAGTGGATTTAAGTATTGTAAAATCTGCCATGAACCGAGACCAATTGGCCAGAGAGAAGAAGTTCTCGTCTAGTCAATTGTTTCAACAAGCGGAAACCTATGAAATCGAAATTGAACTTATGGACCTTCCTTATATTTACAAACAGACCAAGCCGGTGTTTGACCAACTACAAAAGGTGATACGTTACATTGCCAGCGGTATTCAGAATACCAACTATCCAATTCCTTCCAAGGAACAACATGACGTCTTGCGAGAATACCTCATTTATGTAAATCCAAACGAAAAGCCGCCAACCATTGTAAACAATCGTATGTTCATTGGTCCATCTAGTTACACTTTGCAAAATATTCATCTCATACAAGAAGAGAACAAGGCACCTTGTATTTTCAATGACTTTTGTGTGACGGAAAAGGCAGATGGAGACCGCAAGTTACTTTGCATCAATAAGAATGGGCGTATTTACATGATCGATACAAACATGAAGGTACAGTACACTGGAGCCTATACGAAAGAGAGCGAATTGTTTGGTTCTATTCTAGATGGTGAATTCATTCTTACGGGTCACCAACAGAAAAAAATAAATACCTTTGCTGCTTTTGACCTCTATTTCATTCACTCCAAGGACTACAGAAAAGAACCCTTTTACAAGTGGAATGAAGGTGAACCAGTACGTAAAACCCGTTATCATCGTCTACGATCCTTTATCTCGAAATTGAATGCGAGCCTTTTGCATGAAACCGAAGTCTCTCCTTTTCGACTAAAAATGAAAACATTCTTTATCCCTGGACCTTCTATGACGATGCAAGAGTGTTGTAGTAAATTGTTTCAAACAATACAGTCGGGTGTTTATGAATATGAAACAGACGGTGTCATTTTCACATCCATGGGACTAGGTGTAGGTATGGAGAACCCAGAAGATACTGTTAAAAATTACAAGTATACATGGGGGCATAGTTTTAAATGGAAGCCACCTGAATTCAATACGATTGATTTCTTGGTAGAGGTCAATCAGAAACAGGGTGCAGATGAAATCAGTTATTTCACTTCTTTAGAACACAAGGAAGTGGTACCTTATAAGCGACTAAATCTGCACGTGGGTTACGATATCAAAAAAGATGGAATGATTGACCCTCAGAACATGTTGTTTAAAGGCGAATTTACTAACACAACTGCAGGTTCTACGTATCAAAAAGCATTGTTTGTTCCTACCAGTCCCTATGACCCAACGGCTTACCTCTGTTATCTTCCACTGAAAGAAGACAGCACCGGAGAACTCAATCTATATACGGAAAACAACGAGCCTATCGAGACCTCTACCATTGTAGAATTTAAATATGTATTTACAGAGGATAAAAAGTTTCGATGGGTTCCACTGCGTGTCCGTTATGATAAGACCTATGATTACCGAACAAACAAAAACCAATTTGGAAATGCCTATCCTGTTGCAAATAGTAATTGGTATAGCATACATCACCCTATCACACAAGATTTATTGACAGATCCGCTCAAGAAGATGCGGTTTGAAAACTTGGAAGACGAGAACGTTTATTACAATCGAACGACAGATGAGTCGTTTACCAGAGGGTTGCGTTATTTCCATAACCTTCATGTGAAGAAAATATTGCTAGAGACAGTCATGTCGAAAGGATGTACCCTCATCGACTATGCTGTCGGAAAAGGCGGAGACATCCCCAAATGGACCAATCAACAGCCCTCGTTTGTATTGGGACTAGATATCTCCAAGGACAACATCCACAATAAAAAAGATGGTGCCTGTGTACGTTATATTGAAAAGAAGCGTGTCAAACGGTCCATGTTCGATGCCCTCTTTCTGCAAGCCGACACTTCTATGCTGATCTCTACCGGCGAGTTCCTGAGTGGGTCAGATGACCTTACGAAAAAGGTGTTTGGACAAGTGATGGCGGAAGACCCAAAGTCAAAGCTCTATGGTGCCTACGTGGAGAGAGTCTATGGACTAGGGAAGGATTTGTTTGATGTTGGAAGTATACAATTTGCACTCCATTATATGTTCAAGAATGAGAAAACACTACATGCTTTTATGAAAAATTGTGCGGACACCATCAAGGTAGGTGGTTATTTTACGGGAACCTGCTACGACGGTACAAAAATCTTCAACTTCCTAAAGGACAAGGCAAAAGAGGAACCCATTGCATTTTACCATGAGATTGACGGTCAAGAAGCTAAGAAAATCTGGAGCATCACAAAGAAATACGATGCAACCGAGTTTAAAGACACAACTGCTTCGATTGGACTAACCATTCAAGTATTCCAGGAAACCATCAACAAAGAATTTGAAGAATACCTTGTGCAGTTTCCCTATTTCGCCGAGTGCATGAAACAATATGGGTTTGAGCCCGCTGTAAAATTACCTGGTCTAGATTTACCCGGTGTAGGTAACTTCAAACTTCTCTATGATTACATGTTAAAACATGGAGACATGACACACATTCCTATCATGTCTGAGAAAGAAAAGGAAATCTCCTTCTTCAATCAGTATTTCGTCTTTCAGAAGACACGAAAAGTAGACACGAAATTGGTTTATCATGGGTTTGTTCATGAAACTGAAAAGGTGTTGATTGGTGTACCCAAAAAGATCAATCGAACCATTATCCTTTCGAAGTAGACTTATGTAATCCATAAAATCGATTAAATAGAGAATGTATTATCATAAAGAATGAATATTTTTCCTATCCACGACATGATGGTGTTTATCAACGAAGAAGACATTGTCTTTACCGAAAGAGAACGTACCTATTCCAATCCATCGCTTCGTGAATATTCGCATAAGATTAAAATGGAAATTGAACCCAATCTTCGATACTGGGATAAATACAAAAAAATAACAAATCCATTCGAGTATGTGAATACTCCTTTTGATGCACATACACCTTGTGTGTGTCAATACAAACCCATTTCTCGTGCCTTTTTTAAATTACATGAGATACTACAATGCTGTGCCTTTCATTTCCCTTATACAATGAACACGTATCATCTGGCAGAAGGTCCTGGAGGCTTTATTGAAGCCATTTTGTATCATCGAAGACAACGAGAAGACATTTATTATGGGATGACACTTTTAGAGCGAGACAAGGACGTGCCCGTATGGGACAAGTGTCAAAAAAATCTCATGAAAAATAACAAGAACATTCATATTGAAGAAGGGGACGGCACAGGTAATCTCTTACACCTGGAAAACTTGCTCTATGTGAAAGAGAAACATGGCGGGTCCATGGATTTTGTCACAGGAGACGGAGGGTTTGACTTTAGTCATGATTTTAATCAGCAGGAAGAAAGTGCACTCAATCTTATTTTTGCAGAGGTGTGTTTTGCAATGATCTTACAGAAAAAAGGCGGATCCTTTGTGCTAAAAGTATTTGATACCTATACTTCTACCATGACCGAAATTATTTATTTGCTTACTTATTTATACGAAGAAGTCATCTTTATCAAACCAACCATGAGCCGTCCGGCAAACTCGGAGAAATACTTGGTGTGTATGAGGTTCAAGCAGGTCTATAACCTAGAGGCGATGATACAAAAAATGATACACTTTTATCCTCGGCTAAAGACGGAGCCCATACATTCGTTTCTGGACCTATATCTTCCCAATTGTTTCCTATCCAAGTTAAAAGAAATCAATTCCATCCTTGGCCAAGCCCAGAATATTGCTATTCTAAAAATTCTCCTTTCCATCTCCGACGAGACTCCAGAAAATCAAGAATACTACAAGAAACGTTATTTGGTGAAATGCATGAAATGGTGTAAAAAACAAAACCTACCTATTCATGATACGCTTCTTTCGTTGTATCCCTATTAACAGGTCATGGGTCGTAGATAGGCTCTATCTTGTCTCACTTCAACGCATTGTCTAATTTCATCCTTTCTGGAAGGGAGACAAACTGGACGGCAGTTTGCACGTGCGACCTGATCCTTGAGCTGACTTGTTCGTGTGGCAGCGGTTACACCACCTTGGGTACCGAAAGAAGGATTAGATCGTTTGTATATCATGCAATTTTGGTCGACCCCTGTCGCACTCTGAAACATATTGTTTCCAAGAGATTTTCCTTTGGTTTGGTTCTGGTCATATGTTTTCGTTTTTCTCTGTAAATATTCGCGATTGGTTGTACAATACTTTTTGTCAATGAGGGTAGAAGCACTGCGTTGGATATGATTGGTACCACCTTGACATTCTGGTCGTTTTACACCATAGCATATTGTATTTGTATCAAATCCAACCTGTACCGTATTTTGTAAACATTCGACATTCAAATCGGTATAGATTGGGTTCTGTGCCTCTTGAACCGTAGGTTTATTTACACTTTGCTTTACAGGTTCTGACAATAGGCGTTTTCTAATAAGCTTTAGAGGTCTCGTATATTTACGATTGCATACAGGAATGGAGGTACTGGTCACGGTTTCGGTTTTTCCATTTCCACAATCGACCACAGCCTTGGATGTAAAGTCAGATTTGGGATAATTTCCAATAAATTGTGTTTGGTTTGACTTTGGGTCGGTAAAGGCATTATACCGTACGGGATATACTTCGTTTCTTTGTTGTCCTTTCCAAGTAAATAACATATGTATATATATATGTTATTAATTTTTGTGGTTGTTATTTTCTGCCTCTCTTTTTACTACCCACGCGAAGCCTTGACCAATCCATTTGACGATGAAAATGATGCATGTATTATCAAACTAAAATATGTACCGTTTATTTCAAGTAGTACAGGCTATTCTAACGAGAACAATGCACTTCAACATAACTATGAGTCTATTCTCAAAATGGCAGATTATAATCAATATAAACGAATGTTAGACCCAACTTGTAGAATTTAATTATATTTCTCTATTCTATATGTACAAGGTACAAGAAAATACTCCTAGTCCTGTATCTTTTCCCATGGAAGAAAAACTTTACGTAGCCGTATGGGCATCTCTTGTACTAGGTATGATGTATGTGATACAAGTGAGACGTCTATAATTTACGCAGCGATAAAATAAAAATTAGTCTTAAAAAATGACCGTACCTTGGTCTTGTAATAAGGAGTAGACCCGTTCTTTAATTTATTCGTTTCCAATAAGTTCCTTTCCATAATATTTCGCATATGTTCTTTAATGATATTGCTTAATCCATAGTCACAGAATATCTTCTTGAATATTTCGTAATTTTCTTTATTTTCTTGGATAAAGACTTCTACTGGGAAATCGTAACGTATCGCAAAGAGTTCCTTGTAGAATTCATCTCTTTCTTTGGTCACATAACTTTCTGCCAACTGTTTATGGAGTTCATGTTTTTCTACTGGATTGTATTTTAATTTATAGGTAGTGAGCATAGAGAAAAACAAATGAATGATGGTAATCATACCACGTTCGCTCCCACGAAACACGTTCGATAATAGACGAACATAGTTCCCCATCAAGGTCGTCAGGTTGTTTTGAAATGTACAGTTCGTGCATTTGTTTCTGCATTCGTCTCCTGTAAAGGTATCTGATAGAATATGTTTAATGATACATCGGCTCGTCTCTTTGTAATCGATTTTAAACTTGTTCTCTTTCTGTGAATAGCTCTCCATTAAGGCAAATGGGTTCATGATACGGGTGACATGGACACTATCAATCAGTGTCTTTGTGTTGGGGTCAAGATTGATAGCATTTTCACACAAGTCTTGTCCATTTTGTACAAATAGTGTATTCATCAATACGATCAATCGTGCCAACATTTTCACATCGGTGATGCGTTTTATACTGTGTTCGAGGTCATCTCTTCTTGCCAAATTCAATTTGGGCATATTTTCCACATAATCTAGCGTGTCTTTTAAGTTGAACTCTAGTTTTGATTTACCTCCTAGTATGCCCATTGAGTTTTGTATCATCTTATTGAGATCGACCTTTCCTCCTACCATTTTACCTTCTTTCTCCGTGCCAGCCGTTTGACCAAATTGTTCGCCTCTAAATTCCTTCTGGGTCTTTTTACAGGTATTGCATCCAATCACAATCTTTTTATCCTGTATGGTGTCACCTTTTCCGGGTAATACAAATTGGGTATAGTCAATCTCTTTTCCATTTTTATATCCATAAAAGAAATAACGATACATTTGTTTGCTAAGTGCATCAATCTCCACATTTTTCAATCGGTTATCTGATAAGTTATTGATGGTATTCATGGGCAAGTTTGCAATGACCGCCGCGATATAAATAGGAGACAAAAGAATAGACAATGCACCATACTTTAACATGTCAAAATACGAACATTCCGGTTCTTCATTACCCGTCTTTTCTTTGTGGGTAAACATATCCGTAAGAGAAGAAGGTTTGAACCCTTTTACCACATCGAATACATTTCTTGCAGAAGGGGTTTTTAATGCCATGCCTTTTATCTTCCCTGCAACATTCATACGTGAGGGAATGGCTGCATAAGTATTTTTTATCTTCTGCGTGATTGCACCTGTTGCCCTTTTTGCAACATTTACAGTGACATTCCTTGATTTCTGTGCGGCCATTATAGCACCTTCTTTTGTCTTTTGTAACGCGAACCCTGTACCTTCTTTTGTCTTTTGTAACGCGAACCCCGTACCTTCTTTTGCCTTTTGTAATGCAAATCCTGTACCTTCTCGACCTTTCTTCAATGTGTAACCTGTCGCATTTTTAGCTTTCTGTATAGCAAATACACCTCCTTCTTTCAGCCCACTTCCTACTTTAGCCGCCATGGCTGCTCCTCCATAGTATCGCCTTGTACGTTTCTTTTTCATTATTCTATACACATATTTTAAGCTCTAACCCTACGTAAAAAACTATAAGATCCGTTATGGGAATCTCCCCCAAAGCTTGAATCATTGTAGGTTTTCAAAGTGCTATCCAAGTTTTTGAAACGGGTATAGAGAGAACTGTCCGAGACATAGACACGGTTTCCGTAATAGAGTGGTACTTCGGTCGTAGTCACTCCGTTTGTCACAGTCGCACAGTCCTTCTGACTAATCCCATCGGAATGAGATTGATTGCTGCCTCCACATGATTGACCAATACGATTTAAAAAATCACCTTGGTTCATCGAGGCACGAAAAGGACCGGCAAAAGAACGAATCACTTTCTGGTCACTCCGTGTAAAGCTGCTTTTACCAAAGGATTTTCGTAGAATTTTACGTTTCATGGCATCGTCCGCACAAAAGGTTGAATTGGCAAAGCCGGCTCCCGGTCTAGACCCTTGTACTCCTCCACCTAGATTGCTCATTAGTATAGCCCAATATAAAATAAAAAGTCATAAATAATTGTATTTGTATTTTACCCAGAATGTTTAGGTCATGATCCTTGGTACGATGTTCATCGAGATCAACTCTTGAAAGAGTAGCTTGCAGCTAAAGGGGATTTCCACATAGGAGAACTCCGTTCGATTGTCACAATTCTTGCAGAGATGAATATGTTTCTTGTCGTTGAAAATCGCAATCAGTCCACACTTCTTGCAGACATGAACCGAATACTTGTCTGAAACATCATACATTCTCTCTCGCGTAAAACGGGATGCACCATGAGAGATCATGCAGTCGCGTTCCATTTCTCCGAAACGAAGCCCTCCGTCACGACTGCGTCCCTCTGCAGGCTGACGAGTGAGGTTGACCATGGGTCCGATACAACGGCTGTGTTGCTTGTCGTTCACCATGTGCTTGAGACGCTGGTAATAGACGGGTCCCATAAAGATGGATGTTTCGATTTGACCCCCGGTTTTTCCATCGTAAAGGATTTCATTTCCCTTGGACTCATAACCACACTTGTTCAACTCCTTAAACAAGGTCTGCATGTTCAATTCACCAAAACTGGTACCGTCTCCAAAGAGCCCGAGCTCCAGAAGCAGCTTACCCAGCAAGGTTTCCTTAATCTGTGCAATTGTCATGCGTGAAGGAATGGCATGTGGATTGATGATGAGGTCGGGGCGAAGTCCATCCTTTGTAAAGGGGATATCTTCTTCCTCTAGAATATTACCAATCGTACCCTTTTGTCCGTGGCGACTCGAAAACTTATCACCAATATTAGGCCTACGCAGTGTTCGAATACGCACCTTGCAGAAGTTATACCCGTCGCCGTTTCGACCAATATAGTTCTTGTCGATATACGACTCTTCATCGGTTCGATGTGATTTGCTTTGGTCCTCGTACTTGATCAACTTTGTGTTATCATTTTTATGTTCCTTAATCACTACCACCTTGGCAATGATAATATCCTTGTCTTCCACCAACATGTTCTCATCCATGACACCTTGTTTGTTAATCTTGTCGTAGTTTCCAAACTTCATGTTACGTGTGTTCAACTTGTTGGGTTTGGTGTGAATTTCTTCTTCACCATTCGTCTTTTTATCCTCGTCTTTTTCCGTGTGATAAATCGTCGCATGGAATAGACCTCTCTCAATCGATCCACGATTGAACAAGATACTATCCTCTTGATTAAAACCGGTATGTGTCATAATGGCCACAATCACCTGATTTCCAGAGGGCAACCTGTTCAACTTCAACATATTCATGATACGTGTCTCCACCAAGGGTCTCATGCTGTAGTTAAGCACGTAAGCCGTCTTGTCCATGCGACTGTTCACATTGGATACATAAACACCCATTGCCTGCTTACCCATGGCGGACTGATAGGTATTACGTGGCGATTGGTTGTGTTCCGGGAAAGGAATGCATGAAGCAATTACACCAAAGATGGTGCTTGGATGAATTTCACAATGAGTATAATGATATTGGTCAGTAATCTTGTCAGGGAACGTCGCAATCATGCTACAGGATTGTTCAAACGGGTCGACGTATTCAATTACTGCATCAGGTATCTTGATGCTCATGATCAGGTCATCCCATGCAAGTTCTTTTTGTTCGATTTGTTGGATCATCTCTGGACTAATGAGAAGGGCGTTTTCCTTGACACGATAAAGAGGTCGCATGAGACGACCTGACTCGTTTGTAATACGAATTTCTTGGGTATCAAACTTAAACACAATCGATGTATAGATATGAAATATACCTTTTGCTTTCATGGTCTTGAGGTCATGAAAGAGTTGGATTGCATGGTCTGTGATACCCACCCATTTCCCATTGACAAACACCTTGACACGCTTGTACAATTCCTGAGGTGTTTTGATTTCTTTCAGGGAGATAATCTTTCCTTCCAAGTATTCGTGAATGGGTAGACTGTCCGAATAACCAGAAATCACCGTCATGTAACTGAGGTTTTTGACTACCCCAATGGACTGACCCTCTGGAGTCTCGGCAGGACACAAGAACCCCCACGAAGAACCATGCAATTTACGCGGCTCGATCAATTTGCCGCTCTTGTCAATCGGCATGTTGATACGTCTCAAATGACTGAGCGTAGAGGCATAGGTCAGTCGGTTTAAGACTTGTGCGACACCCACCTTGTTCGAGTTCAAATGCTTAATACCAAAGTCACCCGTTGAAAGAGCTCGCTTCAGACCATTCTCAATGGTAGAGGGCTTCACAATCTTGTAAATGTTGGTCAGAGTGATGATGCTCGCATAGTCCTCTGTTGTCTTCCACGAACCCGTATTGATTTCTCGAATGACCTTCTTCTGAATGTCTTTGACACTCTTGTTAAAGTAATTACGAAAGAGATTGTTCAACAAGGCTCCTGTCAATTCGATACGCTTATTGACATAACAGTCGCGGTCATCTGCAGTTCGATAGCCAAGTGCACAACGGATCAGGGTATTGGTCATGTATCCAAGCATGTACCGTTTCTCTTTTTCTGTAGGACAGTTTGGAAAGAGGTCATTGGCAAGCACATCCATCGCAAATTCCATCTTCTTTTTGTTTCCTTCCTCCTTTTCCATGTTCAAAGGTGTATAGATGACGGAATTTGTAATATACAAAATACAATCTTCATACTTGATATATTCACATGCTTGTAGAATAGAGGCTTTGAGGTAGTGCAGGATTTCCTGGTTCTCGGGGCATTCCACATCCAGGCAAATCATGTTGCAGATTTCCTTGTCGCTTTTCAGTCCAATCGCTCGAAACAGCACGAATAGTGGAACAGGTCTTTTTAGACGAGGAATTTGTACCAATATTTCATTTCCACACGAAAGCAGTCTAGACGAAATCATCATGTAAATCTGCTTGGGTGAAATGCATTTCCAATCAGGTACCGAACGAACCTCCGATGTCCACAGCCATTTATTACCAGGCTTTTGCTTGTAACACAAAATGGTATTGTCTGCAGGCTTTTCCTGACCAATGCAAGTCTTCTCAGACCCATTGATAATGAAGTACCCACCTGGATCCATCTTGCATTCATCGAGCTGTTCAGGTCTCAAGTTTTCATATTGGTTCAGAATACAAATCGAAGACTTGATCATGATGGGGATTTTTCCGAATTGAATTTTGGACAATTTCACATGCTTAATCTCTTCCGTTTCAAGCTGTTCGCCTCTACGAATAATATATTTGATGTTTAGGTCAATGGTGAAATTAGAGGTATAAGTGAAATTCCGCAATCGTGCATTGTGTGGAAACATCAGCTTCGTCGAGCCGTTGTTTTCATGAATTTCTGGACGATAAATACACAAATTCTCAAACTCAATCACCGTGACCAATCTGTATTTTTTGAATTCCTTAATGTAATCATACGGAGATTTGATGACCAGCGGATTAAACATCTCAATGGTACGTTTCATTTGTACTTGTATGAAATCATTATACGATTCAATCTGGTGTCGCACGAGCTGATGCAAATGCTTGTCTCGAAAGTAAGACTCAATCACCTTCCAGCAATCGGTTTTGGAGTAGGACGACATGTTCACTCTATATGCAGCGTTCTGTTTAATTCAATTTTTAAAATGATAACGTTTCCATGTTATAGGTTCAAGTGGTTATCTTTTTTTGTTTTTTCTCTATATGGCTTCTAAAACAGTGACCATTAAAGCTGAATATCTTCAGACCAACAAACGTAAAAGCAAGCGTAAGTTACCGGACCAGGTCGTCATACAACCTACCAACTTGAGAGAAATCCTTTTGAAAAAACTGATTGAACGAAGAAAGACCCAAAAAATAAAGGTAGATCCACCCATTTTAAACGAAATATCCTTTGATCAGACACAGGAACCGGTTCAAATGCCCTTGGTTGTAAAAGAAAATTCCCCGTCCCAAGACAAACCCTATGGTATTTTAAAGAATGGTACCAAACCCACATTTAAAACATGGAATGCGTCTGCACAATCCATACCCGTTATCAGTAGTGAACCCATAGAAATAAATTCTGAAATAAAGTGCGAGCCCATCACTATTCCAGTCCCTGAAATAAAAAGCGAACCCATAACGGAAACAACGGAAAAGGTGGTTCTTGGTAGAAATAAGAAGAAAAAATATGTATGCGTTTTAATTGAAAACAACAAGACGAGAAAATTACACGGAGAACGTGTTCAAAAAATAAAGAAAACCAATATTCAAACAGTACGTAATTATTTGAAAAACCATAACCTGATTAAATCGGGTAGTGCTGCACCGAACCCACTGTTAAGGACACTTTATGAAAATGTCCTTTTTTGTGGTGACATTACCAATCAGAACAAAGAAAATTTAATCCATAATTTCACAGACAATGTAAATTAAAGAGGACTTCGACAGTAAGGACATGTTTGGTTTATCTCAATCCATTCATGAAAAGCATCTCTCTTAAACAAATGTCGACAACTCCTTACCATGACGACACGATCCGAGTCTTGAAATGCATCTTGACTAATAGGACATTCGGTATAAATAGGCGTAATGATATCGGAATAACGATGCTCAGTATAACGTGGCTCAGTGCGAGTCTCAGCACGTGCTTCAGCTCGTGCCTCATTACGTGCATTACGACGTAGGGTTTCGCTGCTAAAGACAATGTTGATAAGGTCGCCAATTGGATTGTTTTCTTGTCGCGTGACACGTCTAGATTGTCTAGATAGGTTTTCTTCATGTAAAAGAACAATCTGTAGCAAAGTCGCTATGTTCTGTGAACTTCTTGAAAGCAAATCTTCATTCATTAGGGTTAGAAGACAAAGGATGTTTATGTTTATATGGGTTTTCCATTTCTATCTATAAATTAAAATAATGAAATAGTTTATGAAGAAAGAAGAAGACCCCGTTGCTTCGTATGATGAGAACAACCGTGATATTATAGGGTTTTTAAATGTCTACCGGGTAAAAATGATTTTATTGTTGGTGTTTGTTATTCTGATTTACGTAGTAATATTCAGTCTTTTAAATAATGCATCCGTCTCTAATCCAGAAAGAAAACCTTACATATTTGTTATTGAGGTTGTGATGTGGATAGTATTGGTAGTGATTATTGTGTTGAATGTTCGCTACTATAACGACAAGGATTTTTCGTTTGATCAAATCTTCCGTAATCTGTTTAGTGAAAATACACCTGAACTCGAAGTCAATGTACATAGAGGTGAGGATGGTTCAAGTGGCAATGGTTCAAGTGGCAATGGTTCAAGAGATGTTCCAAAACGAAAAGGGGAAGAGAAACGGAAGGGAGAGGTATTTCATTTGAGAAAGAACATCTTTGATTACAATGAGGCCAAGGAAGCATGTGGGCTGTTGAACTCTAGACTTGCAACATATGATGAAATTGAAAATGCTTATTCGAATGGAGCTAATTGGTGCAGTTATGGATGGAGTGACGACCAAATGGTTTTGTTTCCTACCCAAAGAGAATATTTAAATCAATTAAAGCAGTTTCCTGGACATGAACATGACTGTGGACGTGTCGGGATAAACGGTGGTTATGTCCAAAACAAACATGCCAAATTTGGTGTAAATTGTTATGGTAAGAAGCCCTATGCAACTGACAAAGATAAAGAATATTTATCTAAATATAAATTGTCTGGTTCAGTACCAGATGATCTATTGGAAAAACTACGTAAGGAGAAGGAAAAGGATTTTTTGGTAACACCTTTTAACAAGGAGAAATGGAGCCAGACAGGTTAACGATTTGACTTTCTCGTCGATCTTTTTCGCACGGTTTTCCTTCGAGACTGTGACGGCACCTTTTCAACCCCCATCACCTTGTGCCATGTTTTTTGTTCTTCTTTAAAATCAAATGGTAAATAGACAAAGGTAGTTTTGACTTGGGTTTTGTAAACGCCTAAGGAGAGACCCATGGGCAGCATATATATTTCTTTTATATATTATGCGTCTGTATTCTTTATAATAATTCATCGTTTATTATAATGAATGTATTAGACCATTATGAGGTAGAACGTCTTACCATTGGAAACGCGATTGAAATGGACGACGATCATTATTTTTGTAAAATGGAATACAAGGAAGAACCTTTTCTCATTCGAACGGGTTGTTCGTGTATTTATAGGAAAAAGGCGGATCCATCTTCCAGTTATGTTTATGTCTCTCTTACTCACAAAGACTATCTGGAATGGTTTGAAGAATTTTACAAAGGGGTTATTTCTCAATTTCATATTCAATCCGTAGACTGGTTTGAGGAACCCATGACCCACCATGAGTTTGAATGCTCATTTATTAATCCCTTGAAAAGCAACATTAAACAACAATGTTATGATATCATGTGCAAGATTGATGAGAACAAGCTGAAAATAATCGGCACCGAGCGTTCATTGCATGATTTGGAAGATGTAGAGGTATTCCCCACATTCCTTGTCAAGGGGATACGTTTCAATACAAAACATTTTATGTTTGACATCGAATTGACACAGATTGACCTAATGAAGGACCCTGAAGCAGACAAGACCGTAGACAAGACTGTAGAGAAGAATTCTTCCGAGGATGATGCTATAGAAGAATATTGTCCTTCTGTTGAAGATTTAGAAGAAACCGAATTGGACCTCGAAGAAGAGTCCATCTATGACATTTATGATACAATCAATGAACGGATCAAGGAAGATATGGTAGAAAATATTCGCAAGCTTTTTCTACAAAAAAATCTCAAATTAAAACTAAATTTGGCGGAGGTGGTGGATGACGAAGAACCTGATTCCGAATAATTTCTATTCTTTAAAATTATTTTATATTTTATACTCTATATATGAACTTTTCTAAACTCATGAAACAACCCAACCAGGACCTTTTTAATGTATTGTTGGGGATAGGAGTCATTGTCTTAATTGTGGTTTTGGTACAATACAACCAAAAGAAGACCCCCCCAGAACCTTTGACCAATTCATCTAGTTCATTTAGTCCATCCAACTTTCCAGACGTTTCCCCCATCAAGGGAGGACCTGTTATGACAGAGATTGGTTCTGCTGCATCTTTAAAGGACCAGAACTTTTTAGAAGTCTCTGGTATTGCAACCCCTCGAACCAACAATGCTGACTCCGTCAACACCCGCATGACCCCAAACGAGTTACTTCCTTCACAGCGCGACAACGAGTGGTCTTCGCTTAACCCGGCATCAGATGATTTGGTCAATGTGAACCTTCTGTCGGCAGGTCAGATCATTGGTATCAACACCGTGGGAAGTAGCATGAGAAACGCCAACCTTCAGCTCAGATCTGAGTACCCTATCCCGAGACAAAACGTGGGCCCATGGAACGAGAGCACCATTGAGCCAGATACGTTACGCAGACCTCTGGAAATTGGATCAACTGAATAAATAACAAATAATAATAAAGAAATAATGTAATGGACAAAGAAGACATTTTAACCATTTTGATGATTGGGTTGATTTTGTTTATTTCCTATCGCGTCTACCTCGATTCAGATTACTTCCAGTTGACCTGTATCGTGTCTACGGTGGATGGAGACAAATACTGCGTACGTGAACGAGAAAAACTTCAGCCTGCTGCGGATCTGTTGGCGACAACCTCTAAAAAGATGGTAGAATTTGTCTCCTATATGAAAGAACATCAGCCAGACGATCCGAGAAGCAAGCGTCTTTCCTCAAGGTTTAACGCATCTAAGATTGTGGAAACCTTGCCTACCAGTGAATATACTGCATACAGTGAGAACAAAGGAAAAAAGATTGCCTTTTGTTTGAACAAACGAAAGGAAGACAACAATCAACTCATTGACTCTAATACACTCATGTTTGTAGCCTTGCATGAATTGTCTCATCTCACCACCACCACGATTGGGCATAATGACGAGTTTTGGACAAACTTTAAGTATGTATTAACACATGCCGTTGCTGCAGGTGTATACGAGCCGATTGACTATAAGGAAAATCGTACCGACTATTGTGGAATGACCATTCATGACAACCCCTATTTTAAATAGATAAAGGTATAGTATATGCTGTATATCGCCGCGACTATACTCCTTTTCCTTTCTCTATCGTATCGGGAACCCTTTTATAATCCAGAAGAAGAACTTGCAAGACCTGACAATTTTCCAGACCATACTGGACATCGAATTTTCATAGAAATCGAAAAAATACTCTATGCTTTGGTGAATACTCCCTCTTTGCGTATCGACGAAAAGGCTTATTTAGAAGATTTTCTCAATTTGATACAGTCCATACCTGAGACAACACCGCCATCTACCACACTCTATCCCAAAGAGGGAAATTCGACTGTTCAAAATTTACAATATGTCAAACAACTTTTATTACAAGAGTTTTCAACTCTAACCGTGAGTAATGCAGCCTATATTCCTGTAAAAAACTCAATTTATTATATTACTTGGCTACTAAAAAACATATTCACTTAATATATGTATCTCCTAGGGTTTGTTATCCTGCTTTTTGTTTGTCTCCTATTTTTTCGAAAAAAAGAGGGTTTTATGGATAGTGATTTGATTTCTATCCAAAACGATTTTATACAACAAAAGACGGTTTTAGATAAACAGGTAAAATCTATGAACAATATACTCGAAAATGATGTCGGTGACAAGTTTGATTTAGAACCAATTTTGAAAAATATGTCCAATAAATTAATTGCATTGGATCAAGACAAAAAGGAGGAAAATATAGCTCTCATTAAAAAGCTAAAGATATTGAGAGAGAAAACCGAAGGTATACAACCTTTACTCGTGGAATATCGTATAAAATTAAAAGAATTCTCAGATGCAAAAATAAAGACTTATACGGTGAAAGATTTTTTACCTGAAACTCAAAAATTGATGGATAGTATAAAAAAGGATATCGAATTAATTTTAAAGGATTAAAAATATAGATGTCTAACCGATTGTTGATTTCATCCCTGTTTTTTATAACGAATATGATCATGACCTTTTTTAAAGAAAAATGGATTTATTCATTTCTCTTTGGATGTCTTTCCATCACATCTCTTGTATTTCATTCTTTCCTACCCTCTATACTAACCTCGCAGACAAGGTCATCATCTTAGCGGTGGTATATTACGGTGCATATGAATTGCATGTAAAATCTGTGAGCGAAAATTATGGATATGTTTATGCGATTGTCATCTCTTTTATGAGTTGTATAGGATTATTTTTTTATGGTTACTTCACCCAACAATATTGTTATGACCCTGAACTGGGTGAGTGGTATCATATACTACTTCATTTCATAAGCTCTCTTGGTCATCATGCGATCACCTTTTTATAAACATTGTACTTTATAGGGAAACTCCTTAAAATATAATACAACTTTTATATAATGTTCCCAGTTACCTTTATTCTTTTAGAACAGAATAAAGAAAAGGACAGAAAGATTGTTCAAATCTACAAGGATGACACACTTGAAAATGTAAAATACAAGTTGTCAGAACAACTCGTTTCAAAACAAATCGAAGGGTATTATCTTTTTTACAAGAAGACATCGCTCTTGAACCCATACGATAGTTTTAAGAAACTCTCTAATCAAAATACAAAACTCATCACCTACCCTGCCTTTTATGGGTTCTGTATAAACCACGGTCTGGAATTGCCTGAAAAAAAGGATTTTTATGAATTGGAAGATTTTTTACAGTATGACCAGCAAAAGACAGATCTCACTATACCGATTGGCATTAAGAAAAATTCTCCCTTTATCGTAAACCCGTACGAGAATATCTTTCCGATGTTGGAAGACTCAAATACCTTATCTAACTCATTATGGCTTGGTCTCCCCAAAGAAGTCTATGTATGTCATGCAAGCGATGTCTATGCTTACTGGGAAGAAAAAAAGTATGAAATCGGACAAATGGCGAATGTGTATTTTCCTTACCTTTTTGATAAGAAGGTTGTCTCGACTGCAGAACTAGATGCATTTCCTTTGACTGAATACACTCAGTACAAGGCCTACAACGAAATGATTGATTATCATCATTCCATTCATCAGAATGACGGTATTCTTCGTCATGGTATAAAAAGTATTTATTTTGTCCTTTATACGTTACAGCCCTTTATGTTTCCCTCTGAAATGGTATTTAAAATGATACAGACCGACATGATGTATCCGTTTGTGAAACTTACCGGGTCTAGAAAACAAGACAACATGTATCGTCTCTTTTGTGATGGGTTCAGTATCAAGGGAAAAAAGACCCCTGCTATGCCTCGAAAGATGATACAGAAATACAGTGCAGACTGCAAGCGATTAAACACGTTATCTTATCTATTTTATTACAAACCAACTCAATCCTTGGTGTTGACGATTGACGAACATGGTCACATTTTTTTCCAGTTGGAACCGACTGACCTCATTACAGTGCTAGAAATAGAGACACTGATAAAAGAGATCACGTCCAATGTTTTGTCTCAACTTTCGGAGAAGTTGGATCCGACCCATCATATTTTTGACAAGTTTCAAGACTTGTATCAAGACACTGTGGAAATTATTGACCTTCAATATTCATTTCATTACAAACGTTATGCAAACTTGAATATCAAGAAATTTATGAAGTGCTTTTCTCCAGTATTTAATTTCATAGAAGAAAAGGGAACAACCACCCTTCGATACAAACGTGTGTCGAACTTTAATACCATGGAAAGTATGGATAGTTTTTTGACAGAAAAAATTAACAAACAAATGCCTTATGCCGAAATGGTGCATCTGTTTTCTGTTAATTTCATGAACAATGATGAACCTGCTGCAATTGAGTACATTGGAAAGTTCATGAGCCATATTCAAGTCGAGCAGGACCTGAAAGTCAACCGTATAAGAAAGTTAAAGATCAATCCTGGGTTTTTAGTTGAAGTGGATAAACATGACACCTCTTACGAGGTTGTGGTTCATTCCATCGATAACATGTATTATTTGACTTGTATTGAACCGTATGTCACGAACCTTATTATGATTTCACAGGGTTTGATTGATGTTGGAGACCATTGCGAAGAAGTCGCAGAAGTAATGGCGATGGAGGTCGAGGTATCCGAGGAAGAGGAAGACTTTAAAATGGAAGAACCAGAAGACGTTGTCAATCACTTCTCTGACTCAGACCAAGAATTTGAAGGCCCCATGAGTTTTTCAAATACGGAGAGTGAACCTTCAGCAGAACCCGTTTTGGATACCGAACCTGAGAGCATTCCTGAAAGTGTACCTTCTATAGTATCC